TGGATCTGTTCGAGGTGGTGGCTGCGAAGTTCGTGGCCAAACTCAAGGTAAGATGGTATGAGCGACTTTGAACCCATAGAAACAGCAAGGGAATTAGCAACCCATGCCTATTACATCCAGCATTTGCAAGAAGATATGGACAAGATGGTTAAAGAAATGCAAGAAATTAAACTTGCTGTTCAATCAATTAATAAAACCCTGTCTGAAGCCAAAGGTGGTTGGAAAACTTTAATGGCTGTTGGCGGGGCTGTTAGTGTTATTACTGGCATAGTTGGCTTAATTGTTGTATATTGGAGCAATAAATAATGCCAAGCGTAAGTAAAAAGCAGCACAATTTTATGGCGGCAGTGGCTAAAAACCCTGCTTTTGCTAAGAAAGTAGGAGTCCCTCGCGCGGTTGGTGAGGAATTTTTAACTGCCGATAAAGGCAAAAAGTTTAAAGAAGGTGGAATGATGAAACACGAAGACATCAAAAAAGATATGCCAATGATGAAAAAGGTAGCTACCGCTGCTGTTAAAGGCCATGAGAAGCGCATGCACAAGATGGCTAAAGGTGGCGTAACCCGTGCTGATGGTTGTGTTATGAAGGGCCACACTAAGGGTAAAATGGTCACTATGAAAAGTGGCGGATACTGCTAATCATGGCACCTAAAGACGAATTACCACAAGAGATGGTGGATCGCCTCACTCGTGAGGAAAACGAAGCCAACCCTATGGTGAAGCTGCGCGATAGAATTTTTGGGCCTGAGAAAGTAAAACAGCCAAAGCCTGAGCCAGTGAAGAAAGCCAAGGGCGGTATGGTTTCATCCGCTTCTAAACGCGCTGATGGATGCGCTATTAAAGGCAAAACTAAAGGGCGTATGGTATGAGAGCCAGCCGCGGCATGGGCGCTATAGCCCCCTCTAAAATGCCTGGTAAAAAGGTTATTCGCCGTAAGGATAATCCTGATGCAGTTGATATGTATAAAAAAGGCGGCAAAGTATCGAAGGTTAATCAGGCTGGTAACTATACGAAACCTGGTATGCGCAAGTCTTTATTTGAAAGTATCAAAGCGTCTGCTGTGCAGGGTACTGCGGCGGGTCAATGGTCGGCTAGGAAAGCACAACTCTTAGCCAAGAAGTACAAAGAAAAAGGTGGAGGTTATCGTGGCTGATTTTCCTGATTTAACTGGTGATGGCAAAGTGACTCGTGCTGATGTTCTTAAAGGGCGTGGCGTAGAAGGTTTTAAAAAAGGCGGCAAGACTGATAAATGGATTCAGTCTGCTATTAAGAAACCCGGCGCTTTAAAAAAATCTTTAGGTGTAAAAGCTGGCGAGAAGATCCCCGCTAAAAAACTCGCTGCCGCAGCTAAAAAACCAGGCAAAATGGGGCAACGTGCGAGGTTAGCTAAGACTTTGTCAAAGCTAAAAAAATAATGTCGTTTATTTGGAACTGGATTTGGGAGAAGTTAAGTGGCATTATCAAAACCCCAACGGAGTTTGAAAGCTTGGACCAAGCAAGATTGGACAACCAAGTCGGGCAAAAAGTCGTCCGAAACAGGCGAAAGGTATCTGCCAAAAAAAGCAATTCAGGCGCTAAGCCCACAAGAATACGCGGCAACAACTCGAGCAAAACGGGCGGGAAAAGCACAGGGAAAACAGTTCGTGCCACAACCCCCAAAAGTAAAGCAAAAAGTAAAGCCATACCGAAAGGTTAAATAATGTCCACTACAGGAACAACTTCATTTAATTTAGACATGAACGACCTCATTGAAGAGGCGTTTGAACGTTGTGGTTTAGAGGTTCGTTCTGGATACGACTTTAAGACTGCTAGACGGTCTTTAAACCTGCTTACGATTGAGTGGGCTAATCGTGGTATTAACTTGTGGACGGTCGAGCAAGGGCAGCTATTAATGAACACTGGGCAAGCCATTTATCCTATCCCAGTGGATACAGTTGATCTTTTAGATACTGTGGTACGTACTAATAATGGTCAGGGCAATAATCAGATTGACATCAATATTAGCCGTATTAGTGAGCCTACTTACCTTACTATTCCTAATAAAAACGCTACAGGGCGCCCCATTCAAGTTTGGTTTAACAGGCAGTCCGGCAACGTTGCAAACATTCCACAAACTACTGTAGCCGCTGGCAACCCCATAACTTCTACAGATCAAACCACTATTACTCTTACCTCCGTGGCTGGCCTACCAACTCAAGGTTTTGTCAATATTGGCAACGAGACTATTGGGTATCAGAATATTGTGGGCAATCAGATCATCAATGCTTGGCGTGGACAAAACGGCACGACCGCAACTACACACCTTGCTGGGGCAAATGTTTTTGTAAATAACTTGCCATGTATCAATGTCTGGCCTACTCCTAACCCACCCGGAACCCAATACACTTTTGTGTATTACAGAATGCGTAGAATCCAAGATGCCGGTACTGGTATTAGAACTCAAGACATTCCGTTCCGTTTTATTCCTTGTATGACTGCTGGATTGGCTTATCAACTTAGCGCTAAAATGCCAGGAGTGGACCCCAACAGAATAGTGATGCTTAAATCTGAATATGAACAACAGTGGCAGTTGGCTGCGGATGAAGATAGAGAAACAGCCGCAATCCGTATAGTCCCACGAAATAGTTTTTACTATAGCTAAGATGTTATGCCTAATAAATTCGCTTCTGGAAAATATGCAATTGCTGAATGCGACCGATGTGCGCAGCGGTATAAGTTAAAGGAATTAAAGATACAGATAGTAAAAACGCAACCATATCGAGTTAAAGTTTGCCCTTCTTGTTGGGATCCAGATCAGCCCCAGTTGTCGTTAGGTTTGTATCCAGTAGATGATCCACAGGCAGTGCGGGAACCAAGACCAGATGTAAGCTATCAAGTATCAGGGCAAAGTGGGTTGCAAATTAATTTGACGGGTATAGGCCCGGATGGTTTTGGAAGTCCAGAATTAGGCAGTAGGATATTTCAGTGGGGTTGGAACCCGGTAGGAGGCGCTAGAGGTCCAGATGCAGGATTAACGCCAAATGACTTGGCACCAGCGGTATTACTTGGTAATGTTACGGTAACGACAACTTAAGGAGTTAAAAATGGGATACAAAAAAGGCGCAGATGGTATTACCAAACAGGGTAAAACCGAGGGTAAAAATTTAGGTGATTCTGGTCCATCAATAGGTATTGAGAAGGGTCCAAAGAAAAGCACAAGCATGATGAACAAGAACATGAAGACTATGGGTCGCAATATGGCTCGTATCATGAACCAAAAGAAAGCTGGAAGGGGTCGATAATGGCTAAGTTCTCTATGAAAAAAGGCGGTAAGGAAGTAGGACCTGCCTCAGTTTATGCTGCACCACACACAATGGATGGTAAGGTTACTAACGTTGTGACAGATAGCACTACTAAACCTGGTAAAGACAAAATTAATCAAATGAACATGTCTGTTGCTGGTGTTAGTAAGGGTAACTATGCCCCTGTTAATCCATATGGCGTGGGCGTAATGCGTGGTTATGGTGCTGCTACCAAAGGGCGCAAAATTAGTGGGAAAATGGGCTAAGGGTAAACCCGAATGAACTATACGGAATTGGTATCCACAATTAAAGGGTATTGCGAGAACGACTTCCCTGATACGGCGGGTAATTTTACTTCTGCTGACCAGATAGCTACGTTTGTCCGTCAATGCGAAGAGCGTGTTTATAACGCTGTTCAGATCCCTGCTATTCGCAGAAACCAAATCGGTAATTTTAGTAGTGGAGATAAGTACCTTACATTACCAACTGACTATCTTGCGTCTTTTTCCATGGCGGTAATTTTGCCAGACGGAACACAAGAGTTCATGATTGATAAGGACGTAAACTTTATTCGTCAGTCGTATCCCAACCCGGATGATGTTGGCGTACCTCGTTACTATGGGCAATTTGCCCCCTACACCTATATTATCGGCCCAACACCCGACGACGATTACAACGTAGAGCTGCATTATTATTATTACCCACCTTCTATTGTCGATGCGGGTACAAGTTGGTTAGGAACTAATTTTGAATCTGTTTTACTTTACGGGTCTCTTTTAGAGGCAGCTGCGTTTATGAAGTCCGACCCAGATGTTGTTACCAATTACCAGAACCGATACAATGAGGCATTAGCATTACTCAAAGATTTGGGTGACGGTAAAGATAGACGTAGTGCATACCGTGATGGTCAACTTAGGTTACCAATACCCGGACCTGTTAGATAATTTTTTAGGAGCAAAAAATGGCAATTACCCAAGCAATGGCTACATCGTTCAAGGTTCAACTCTTGAATGGTCAGCACAACTTTTCAGCAAACACTTTCAAATTAGCCCTGTACACCAGCTCAGCTACTTTAGGTGAAAATACTACCGCTTACTCGGCGACAAACGAAGTACCCTCAACTGGCAATTACTCTGCTGGTGGTAATACTTTGACTGTTAACGTAACCCCAACAAATTCTGGCAACGTGGCTTATATTTCGTTTGCTAATACTTCTTGGGCTAATGCAACAATTACCGCTAATGGCGCTTTAATTTATAACGCTAATTTGTCGAACGCAGCAGTTGCTGTATTGGCTTTTGGTGGCGATAAGACTTCAACCAACGGTACTTTTGCTGTTAACTTCCCAACCGCAGACGCAAGCAGCGCTATTATCCGCTTGACCGCTAGTTAAGAAGGGGCTTTAAATGGCTCTGATCTTAAAAGATAGGGTTAAAGAATCCAGCTCTAGCTCTGGTTTAGGCAGTATTACGCTTGGTGGTGCATTTCCTGGCTATCAAACGTTTAATGCCGCTATAACTTCTGGTTCTACCGTTTATTACACCATCCATAACTTAACCGCTGGTTCTGATACCGAGTGGGAGGTTGGTGTTGGCACGTTTACGTCTCCATCTACATTAAGTAGAGATACGGTTCTTTCCTCGTCTACTGGATCTAAGGTCAACTTTACAAGCGGTGTAAGCGGTCTTGAGGTATTTGTAACCCAGCCATCTGAAGAGGCGGTTTATTTAAATCAGGCTACAGGCAAAGTTGAAGTTGGTGGTAATGGCACAAACACAGTAGCGTTTACTAATATCAACGCTTCTAACGTAGTCATGGTGTCTGGAACAATCAGCACCAACGCTTCAAACGCTACGGATATTACTAACAAAGCCTATGTAGACGGTCTTGTTGCTTCTGGGGTTCATTTCCATGAGCCCGTTTTAGTTGAAGAAGACGTAAATTTAGTTGCTGTTTACAACCAGCCAAATGGTGCTGGAAACGGTGTGGGTGCGACACTTACTAATAACGGGTCTAACGTAGCCCTAGTAATTGACGGTGTAAGCGTATCAAATACAGCTCGTGTTTTGGTTTATGCGCAGTCTAATGCAGTGCAAAACGGTGTATATACGGTTACTAATCCAGGCGCTCCTGATTCTCCAGGTCCTGGCGCTAAATGGGTTCTAACTCGGTCGACTGATACTGATACATATGGTGTAGACAGTCCCAATGCTTTAAGTGAAGGCTCTACGTTTTTTGTATCGTCTGGTAATACAGGTGCTGGACGAACTTATACATGTAATACACCAGGCACGATTACGTTTGGCTCAACCAACATTACGTTTGCTCAAGTTAGTTCTTCTCAAATTTATGCAGCGGGTACAGGTCTTAACCTTTCCAACTTAACATTTAGCATAGCTAATACAGCCGTTACAGCTAATACTTATGGTAACGATGGCGCAGTTGGTCAGTTTACGGTTAACGCACAAGGTCAGATTACTAACGCTGTTAGCGTATCTGTTAACGCTTCGGCTATTTCTGCTGGAACTTTGGCGGTAGCTAGGGGCGGTACAGGTACTGGCACTGCTGGTATTGGTGCGTTTAACAACATTACTGGCTTTACAGCTTCTGGTGCGACTGGAACAACATCAACTAACTTGGTGTTTAGTACTTCTCCAACAATTACAAGTCCATCAATAGCTACAAGTTTAGCAACGAGTTCAGCAACTTTTTCTCTTCTAAATACTACAGTAAGCACAGTTAACTTTGCTGGTGCTGCAACCACATTAAACCAAGCGGTATCCACAGCTAACGTAACCCACAATTATTCAACGGGTGCAACGCTAAGTGGTAACACCAAGACAATTAACTTAGGTACAGCTGGCGTATCAGGCTCTACAACAGCAATTAATATTGGCTCTGCAAACGGCACAACGGTTACAGTTAATGGCACAACCAACCTAGCAAACGTCAACGTCAGCGGAAACGTCAGTGTTGGTGGCTCTATATCTGGTAACGGTGCCTCTTTATCCGCAATCAACGCAAGCAACATCTCGTCTGGAACTATAGCCAATGCTCGTACTACAGCCTCCTCATCAAACGGTGCTTCTACGATTGTTTCTCGTGATTCTGGTGGTAACTTCTCAGCCAATACAGTAACCGCTGCGGTTATTGGTGATCTGTCTGGTGGTTCAAATATCAATGCGTCTAACATTGCTTCGGGGACTATTGCAAATGCAAGAACGACTGCTTCTTCTAGTAATGGCGCTAGTACTATTGTTCTTCGTGGAGCA